GCATCGCCTTACCACCGGGAGTGATATAAGGTGTCGTCATGGCAATTTGCCTAGCCATGGGACCTTGGGGGATATTTGTCTTCAATTGATTTAGCACGATGAAGGTTGCTTTCTTATCTGCAATCGGAATAACAAGTTTTGACATTCCTTTCGCAAGAATACGAGCCTTCACAGCCATTGAAGATTGAGGATTGAAATCACCCTCGACATCGGAAACCGAAGGCGTGAACGCCAACGAGTCCCAAATAAATACGAGCTGTTCATCAGTAGCACCGAGCAATTCCTCGATGGTCTCCAGAACAAACTCCACAGAGGATGCTTGAACATACATTAAACGCTCTAGGTCGCATCCTGAGCGCTCTAGAAAGCTTGGGTCGATGGCAGACTCCGAATCGAAGTAAACGACCATCTTGCCCGATTTCTGAGCGTTTGAGGCAATCTGTGTTGCCATGTAAGATTTACCAGTTGACTGAAGGCCGGCGATCTCAGTAATCTTGCCGACTGGTACCCCTGCAACTTGGCCCTTACATATAATAGAGTCCAGCCAGCGTGAGCCGGTTGGGATCCATTCTTTAACAGATGTAGGATTATCTCCTGTAAGATCATGGGCTACATTCTGTCCTGCTTTTTTGTTAACTAACTTCATTAGGTCTTGCATGTTAACACGACCTGCCTTGGCTTTTGCCATTTTGCCTCCTTAAGAAATGGCGGCAGACTTTACACCGGTCTGCCAGCGGCTATTCATCACTTCTTTTGAACGAACGCATAAAGCTTTTCAGCCTCTGCGATGATATCTTCTGTGGTGTATGGGGCAACTGCTTGTCTGTTGCCCTCTGGCTTCATGACCTCATTGTCAAATAGGCGACTGTGCCTATCAACAACAATTCCTGTTGCCATTCCCAGCAATTCTGTTCGGAGCTGGTATCCGTTTTTGTTATCACTCATGTTTTCTCCTGTGTGTGTGAGTAAGGTGGCAGACTATAACCGGTCTGCCAGCGGATGCAGTTATTCTGCTGTGTCTTCGACGGCTGTATCAGCCGCCGTATCTTCTTCGTCCTTGTCGCAGCCCATAGTCAGGGCTAGGGCAAGGATCGGTCCGATAAGTCGCATTTTTTGTGTCTCCTTAAAATGCGGCAGACTATAACCGGTCTGCCAGCGGCTTTAACTACTCTGTAGTTGTCGTAGTCTCTTCGCCAGAGGCAGGTGTCGTATCTTGAGCATCTGCTTCTGTAGTTGCTGAGACTTCTATTGTAGCGGCCTCGGTTGTTTCAACTGCCGGGGTAGCTTCACTAACCTCAAGGACAGCTGGGGGCTCATAAGAACAAGTTCCGTAAGCCGTGGCGACAACGAGTACGCCTCCTGCTACACTAACTTGGACCTTCCAACGAGCCCAAACTGACTTCAACCATTCCATAATATTCTCCTTTTTTATTACTAGAATAAGGTGGCAGACTATTTATAATACCGGTCTGCCAGCGATATAAAACAAGTTATTTTGTTGCCATTAACTCTTCAAAAGCAGCGTCAACAGGATTAACTGAAACATCTTTCTTGTATTTGCTCGTCTCGTTGGAGCGAGACTCAGCGGAGGCATCGCCGCACAATTGTTCGTCTAGAATGGCGTCAATTTGTTCGGGGGTAAGACGCTCGAATAATGAATCAAAGTCGGGGATGCCGTCTAGGAGGGCGGGGATTGCCTCAGTGTCTTCCAGAAGCGGCGAAGTGTTTCGACGCATCTTCAAACTTGTTTGTGGGTATGCACCCGGGGCCGTTGGCTTTGTATACACCAACGAAATGTCAGTTCCTTCAAGCGTATCTGTGATATCTCCATATTCTGGGTCCAAGATATAGCCAAGAAGCAACTCGTAAGCTCTCTTGCCGTATCCGTAAATCTTTACGCCCTGATCTTCTTGTCCACGCAGGACTACAGGCGAAAAGTATCGGCCGCGTACAAAAAGTGATTTTGCAAGCTTTTTGGATTCTTCGTCGTTGTTGTTCGTTCCCTCTCTCCAGAGAGAGGAGGCAAATTCACAAATTGGACAGCGCTCACCATAGTTGCGCTTAGGGCAGACAATTCCGCCGCGGTGCTCTCCGACATTATAGTGGAAAAACATCTCCTTCAGGGGATCACCGTCGCTTGAGGGAACAATACGAATATCTTGTTCTCCCTCATCAGGTTTGAACCAAACAGAATTGGCATCTCCCTTATCTTCGCCGCGCAGTTGCGCTAGCTTCTTTCTCATTAGTTCCATGTTGATTGACATTAGTTTTTTCTCCTTGTTGTTTGTAAAGTATATCAAGCTTTCCTTGATATCTAATGTATCACTCTTGCTCTAGCTTGTCAAGAGTATTTTGTTGTTGTATTGCGTTGGTGTGGGTAACGCAGAACCCAAAATCTGACAAATGTGTCTCCCAAATACCGTATGACACTTTTCGAAAAGCGTTTCTAGGTTTTTCTTTGAGAATATCGACTATTTGTTTATGTAATCCGCCCTCTTTCTCTAATCTATCTTCATTTATGCATATATAATAACATGTCTCACGGGGGATGTCAAGCTCAAAAAGCCACTTTTCTGATAAAGTTTTTACATCCAAAATTCCAACTGTTCGGATTCTGTTGATTTCCGAAGGTCTTGCCATTTGGCCGATTTCGGGCTCCGTGTGGTTGAAAAAGTTTAAGTAATGTACACATGAAAAAATGGTTTGATTTAGTTTTTCATAATAGTTTTTTATGGACAATCCTCCGATACTGTTCTCTATCTCCAAATTTGATAAGATAGTGAGTGATTTAAAAAGACCTGATCTTGCATATTCCTGCAGAACACCAAATAGAAGGTTTTCCATTAATTTAGGAATTCCTGTTAGCAATTCAATATCCGGCTTTACATAGAAAACCTCAAGATCTTTATCGCTCAATTGTTCTAAAATGCCAAGACTGTAATTAGAACTATAGGAAGAACCCACAACAAAAACTTGGACATTTTTGGTGACATCTTTGAAAAACTTGGTTAAATCGGGTATATTTTCTTCATAATGTTCCGGTTTGTCATAAGCCTTTAGATGGCGCTGGCGACCGGCGCTTTTAAAATTACTTCCCAGTTGATACACCTTATAATTATTTTTTTGCGATTTGAAATTTTCTACAATCGCAGATGCAGCGTTCCCAATGCCAATTACCGAAATCATAGATTTAAGACTCCTATCTCCATATAATCTTGACCTGCTTTTAAGTTAGTTTTAAAATTTCCTAGTCTGTTGTTTGAAAAAATATCTCTCATCTCTGGAATCAGGTATCTCTCATCATCAGGCATATCAACCACCACCTCGTCGTGCACAATATGCGAAATAAAGCTCTTTTTTCCTTCAAGAAATTTGTCTATCGCGACGGCGCGCTCGTTTACCAAGTCTGCGGTTGTGCTTTGTATAATATAATTGACTGCTTTGTAGTCGTCAACCTCTAATTTCCGATTAAATATCGTATGCACATGTTTATCAAAATAATATCTTTCAAGTATCGCTTCTCTATCATAGACGCTGCTTTCTACTTTATTTGATGCTGGATTATATAGCCATGAGAAAAAGAAGGTCTTGGCCGCTTCGCGATCTTCGATCCCTCGTTTTCTCAATATTGTTTCTATGTTCCATTGATGTACATCCTCTGTGGGTTGTTCTATGTCGAGAAGGCCCAAGACTGTTCTTGCCTCTGCACCGTTGTAATCTAGTGAAATAAACCAATCATTCACCGGCTTTATAAGCATTCTCAATTCTTTGGGCATCGTCAATATCGGAAATGAGTTGCTGTTTGTAGAGAGCCGGCCCGTACGGGTTCCAAATATATTATAGTCAATGTATTTACTGCCATTTAATAGTTTTTGAGCACTATTTCTGGTCATAGAGGATGTGAATAGGGAACGCGCGTTTTTATTATTTATGTTCAACTCTTGATAACGAATTTTATACAACAACTTTTCGATCGACGCAAGGTGTTCATAATATTCCTGTTCTTCGTGAGTTTCAAATACATGTGCCGTTACTTGATTCTTAAACTCAAGAAAGGCTTGCAAAAAGTCGTGCGGCACTAAATCAAAAAAACAGTGTTCGCGAAAATCAATTTTCGCCAGCTCAAAAGATTTTTTAAAAGCGTTCATCTTTTTACCGTACTTCTTCAGCTGTGGCTTAAGTTCTTCAGGGCATGCCTCAAGCAAAGTTTTTCCTTCAGAAAGCAGCCAGCCATATTTAATTGAATCGTCGTCAAGAAATCCTGAATACTTCCATGTTCTCATATCGGATAAATTTTTCGGGAACTTTTCTTGATCGAAGATCAGATTACCGTTATAATAAATTCCAACACAGTGCTTTTTGTCATCGAGAGCTTGAAAATACACTACTTCTCCAATTCTGCATTCCTTTTAAGAATATAGCTTAAAGAGCCGTCATAGTCAAATGTTTTATTTAAAATCTTTTCAAAAGACTCAATAGCTATGGAGAGATCAAGTCTTGCTAACTCTTTGGTGTTGCGTGTCAGTGAGTGCTTCTCATCCTCTCGAAATTGGCTCTCCTCTTCGAGAAATCTTATCTTACAATAAAGCCCCAAGAAATACGAGTCGTCGTATTGTTCCTTAAACTCTTCATAGGAATAACTTTTTACTCTGTGAATCACGGATTGGGTTCCATCGTTTTTATTTTCTGCGGTGGTTACAATAGTTCTTTTTTTGTTATCACTGTAGATGTCGTAAAAAAACCTTTTGAATGTTGCATAATAGTCTGTATAAGCTGGCTCATAACAATTATGTATGAGAGAATCTGTGCTGTCAACACCGGTGTTATACGCGGCCATTTTTTCAACCATGATTTCACTTCTAATATCGGCAACGATTCTATTTGGCATATTGAGATCAACCATAAATCCGTAAGTATTGCATGCATTTAAAAAGAATTCCCAATTTGGACTCTCATAAAAATTTTCATATTTAAATTTATCATCGTTAGAATCTATGTGTCCTCCTATCTCTATTGCTAGTCCGCTAATGCTAATTGGACAGTCTTTGCTTTTCACATATGCGGGATATGTAAATGATTTTGTCTTCAGAGAATTTTCTATATATGGCATCATGACATTCATAAATTCTTCAAAATTAGTAAAGCTGATGCCGTTTTTTAAAATAACATTACCAACAGCGGAAGAAAATGCTTGCCTATAGTTGAGATATAATTGGTTTGGATCCTGATACCCTTTGGTCGGCACTAGTTCCGACAAATATTGATCGTCATCTCTTATTTGGTTCATTAGTACTTTCTGTCTAAATTTATTCTGAAGCATAGAAAAAGCATCTGCTACAAAATTAAAAACTTGAACCTGAGTCGGGCCTGTTGTTTGTAAGTATTTCATCTGAAGAAACTGTTCGTTGGGAGTGATTGGTATCATATATCGGTTTACTCTTCCATACAGCGCTTTTTCGGCATATGCAAAATCTACTAGATTGGGATACTCAGACTTTGTTAAAATCTTATAAACTTGTCTTTTGTCAAAGATGTTTTTTATAGAGTCGTTTTCATTTTCTTTAAGATATTTGTTCATGGTGCCGGAGGTCCATTATATTCATAGACTTCACAAGGCGCGTCTTCGGCGCCGGGTCTTGTCCAAGTTAGATGCTGGCTTTCTCCGCCGGCGGCCCAATAATCAGAAAATTCTTGACCTAGGGCTGCTTCAATTCCTGCGCTATCTTCTGGATCTGCATCTGAAACATCGAAGAGTCCTTTTATATAGCCAATTCCTCTTTCAGCATAGCCTCCGAAGGTTTCTTCAGCACCGAAAAAACCACCGATGGTCCGGGCCGCATCAACTAACATATCCCACAAACTGCCTGAGCCGCCGCCGGCGCTTTGAGGACCATCTAATGCGTTTTTACACACATTCGCATTTTTCTCAGCTTCTGCGAGTTCTCCTTCAATCTCCGCAACACTTTTTTCTTCTTTTTCCTTATTGGGTCTGTTTCTCTGAAATTGTTCCCACTGTGCTCGGATAATTGTTTCAAATTTATTCTGCGATATGTTGTGTTGTACTTGATCTATTAGGTAGTACCCCCCGATTCCAAAATCGGCCAAACTATATCCATTCAAAGATTCTAAAGTCTCCTTACTCAGATAAGGAACCAAACTACTTGCTTCTAAATAAAATCTCTGGCCCGGGTATTTTTGAAAATCAGCGAATGTGGTTACAGTTACATTAAACACTTCGGTCAATTGTTGTAATCCGCTGAATTTGCCTTGTTGAAAACGCGCTTCTTTACGCCCTTGGATATTTGTTGCAGTGTATTCTACATTTTTTAGGATACCGCGACTTTTGCCGTGTTCGTACCTATAAATCCCAGACCGTATATCAAGCGCGAAATTTCCATTTCTGTCTTTTACTGGTTTGGCGTGACTATCGTAAAACACCAGATAATCATATGATCCTTTTTTTGATGTTGCAAAAATACTTGTATTTGAAGTATCAATTAGTGGTCGATGGTCGACCGGCACTGTCTCGTAAATGAGGCCGCGGCGTCCATTCATTTTTCCTCCGTACTCAAGCCGTAAAAGAGAGAGTTTGTCAGTGCCCAGTTCTTGGACTTGTTTACTGGCATGACCCACTATTGGTGTTGAATTAAAAGTTTTACGATAACCCAGCAGTTCTTGATCCATTGC